TGTATAGGAAGATCTATTTCTGTCATATTCTCATTCATCTCCACCTCTCCGGGTAATGGAATTTCAAAAAAATCAGTTTCACCATCTCTTAGAGAAATTGGAAACTTGCATCCTATTTTATAGGTTTCAAGTATTTCTCTTGCTGTATATTCTTTATATCTTCCATATATTCCTTTTCTTGCCCAAAAGCGATGATTGTCCATACATTGCATCTTAGTACCGTCATTAAAGTAAAAAGTATAAACCGTTTGTTCGCCCTGTTCAAATATGTTACTAACCCTCTGTATTCCGTCGTATGGTGTGCAAATACAGTCTCCTATCTCCAAATCTCCCATTTTTACAAATCCGTTTGGCGTTGCTATAGGTGTAGAATATGGATTAGCTTTTCCTCCACCCCTGTTTCCACCAGTAATGAGAATATCAACATTGCTGTGCAAATTATCCTCCTGCGGTCCCTCTTGGGCTATAAATATCTTTGAGTTCTTCTTTGCATTAATATTGTTTCTCAAAGATTGTATGAATTTATTTGAATAAACTCGCTTCCCATTTTTTGCATAAAGCTCTGTAAGTTCGCACATTTGTATTATGTTTTTACAATTGTTATATGCAAATATAATTTTAATTAGCTATATATCAGGAATTTTAGCCTAAAATGTGAAGATTTTAATGTAAATATATTTCATAATTACAAAGTTTTAATATATTTGCGAATATATTTTACATATATGGAGTATTTTACTCATACCAACACAAAAACCAAAAGCAAATACAATGGAGAAAGAAGCTCTAATTGAAAATTTGAAAGAGAAGGTCGGAGAGAACGACTTTAGCGTATTATCTACGCAAACCGTTGATGCACTTGTAACCACGTTTCTTCCCTCGTTTGCGGATGACGAGAAAATTACAGATGAGACATGGAAGACACCCGTTGAGGTATTTAGAAACTATGCCGGACAGTACCGGCATGACTTGGCTACCAAGGCGACTGATGAAAAGGCTCGGCTGGTAAAGGAGAATGAGGAAGTCTTGAAATCGCTTACTGAAAAACAGCTTGCGAAAATCAGGGCAGAGTGGGAAAAGTCGCACAAAACGGAATCTTCTGATGAGAAAAAAAGCGATAATGTCACAGACGCGGTTACTAAGGCTCTCAAAGAGTACAACGAAAAGCTCTTTGGTGAAGACGGTAAAAGTGGTCTGATCGGCGGGCAGTTGAGCGCAACTTCTGAATTTATCGCCAATTCCAAGAAAACTGCCGAAGCTGAAAAAATCAGTAATATAAAGCAGTCTTTGAAGGAGTTTCTTTTGGAAGACCGTAAGGCTTCTCGTGACAAGGTTGTTAATCTGTCTGTAAGGGATTTGGACGTTAAACCGGATTCCGATATTGACAAACTTAAGGTTGAAGTTGAAAAAATCTACGAAGCCTATTACAAAGACTTCTATGGCGATAGCGGTAAACCATTCGGCGGAGATTCTGCTGGAAACGCTGGAGAAAACAGCGGCAATAGTGAAGTTTCCGAATATCTCAAGAAGCGTGGAGAGAGCACTGCTAAACAAGCAGAGATTGCTCAGAAAATCAAAGACAAACTGAGGTAAATGAAAATTTAAACAAAGAAAACATGATGAACGGAACTTTCAGTCAGAACATAAAGTTCAATGGAAAAGTGGGTGGATCTCGAAGAATATTTGAGGGGAAGCCAGAACTTCTCACAGGTGGTTTCAAATTCGACTTAAAGGATCTCCCAAGAGCAGGTAGTGTGCTGCCTGCAGGTACGCCGGTTTATGCGGATGAAATAAAACGCACCATAAAGCCGTTGCAGACCTTTGCTGTAAAGGAGGTAGCTGACACAAGTATTAAAATCGTAAAGTCAGTAGGTGGAGTATCAACAGGAACGCGCATTAAGGTTGGCGATATACTCACAATTCTTGGCGAAGACCTTTCAGCCGCCGGCACCCCTATCAAGGTAAGTGCTGTTGATGAAAGTAGCGATGAGTATGACGTGATAACCGTAGATGCAGCTACTGGTGTGTCTGAAAAGACTCCTTTGGTTATAGCGACCGAAGACGGTAAGCCATATTGTATTCCAAACGGGATTCTTGCATACGACAAATGTCTTGATGCTAATGCTTACGAGGCTTACGGAGAGGTTGCGTTTTTCAGCACTCGGCCTGTTTACGAACGCCGTATGCCACCTATTAACAATGCAGTGAAGAAGGCTCTTGCTAATGCAGGCTGCTTCTTCCGTTTTTCACAAAGCAAATAATGGAGGATAACAGATGAGAGACTTTAATCAGTACAATATCAACGATATGCGTCATTATATCGGCGCAGAAAATTTTGGTGTAATACTCGAAAACAGTAACGCCAAATATAACGAGGCAATATGGAAATCGTATGCCATGTGGGGAACTCCATCAGATAACAAGGAATGGATCCAAGGTCAGAAGGAAACTCCGATTATGGTGCGCGCTTCTTTGCTTGACACTCACTCGAATAAACCTCAAAGGAATACGGGTGGATGGTCATACTATGGTGGCTCAATTCTGAAACTCGGTCATGGCTTCTCCATTGACGAGGACGACTTGTTCCAGATGCGCAACAATCACAACACGACGCATGTTCCAATGGCAATCCTAATGGCTGATGATGTTCAGACACGTTCAGACATGATGATTGGTGGCGTTCATAACGAGTTGAACTATTTGACACTGCAGGCACTTTCTACAGGTGGAATTAAAGAGTTCTCTGTGGATGGTGTTGCCCACGATTACAAATTCCCGATTGCTGACAATCACTTTATATCTGCTGAAAAGGCATGGTTTAAGGTAGATAGTAATAAGGTTGTGGCAGACGACACTGCCGATCCTATTCAGGACTTGTTAGATACGCAGAAATATCTTACCGACACATTACGGCTGCATGTCGATCATTGGAAGATTTCCAAGGAATTGTTTGACCGTATGATACTTCATCCTGTTGTGCAGAAGTATTGCGTTGGAAAGATGAATTATCTCAATCCTGATAACGTAAAGTTATCAAGCAATGAGATTCTCTCCGTACTGCACGATATGGGCGTATGGATGTTTGACGTGATTGACTATAAGTCTGCCCACGAGGAAGATGGTTACTCTGTTCCGGATGCTCCGGCTTTCGATGAACACAATCTTGTAGCATGTAGCTCATTGATTGTTCCGTTCGAGATGAAGTGTACCAACTCAATATATCTCGACCGCCTTGCATATGGTGGCGTTAGTCAGTCTGAAAACTATCACTTGGTAGAGGGACGTATCATGGTCCAAAACTCATGGCAAGAGCGTCCAATCAAGAACATTGTTGATTGCGAGCTGTATGCAGCTCCTGTATTCAACAACATCCGAGAGATTGCGTTCTTCACCGCTTGGAAGGAAGCGTAAAACTGAATGAACTATGCCGACAGAGTTTACTATCGAGCAATACCTAAAAGGGTCAGTCAGGAATATTGATATTCCTGACAACACCCTTTTGGCTATTCTTGCGAAAGTAGGGGTAAAACCCGACACACCTTTTTCGGCACTTTCAGAAAAGGAGTCCGATTTGTCGCTTGCAGGGCTTTATATATGGCTTGCGTCTTCTCCGACTTCATCGAAGAAGGTTACTGACAAAGACGCCCATTGGGAACATTCAGAAGGTGGTGAAACGATGTCTGCAAACACCCTTAACAGGTATCTGAGAATGGCTAATGACATCTACGCAAAGTACAATATGCCTACTGTTGGAAACAACAAATGGGGTATGGTAGGGCGTGGTATTCATAACATTCGCCACGACAGCAACCATAGAGAAAGGAACTTATAATGTCAGTGAACAATCCAAGATTCCCTCATAAGTGTCAAATTATAAGACCAGCCAAGTCTGACGACCCTATGTCTGACGAGGAAGAAGGAGTGGTCTTGTATGATGGTATTTGCAGAGGTTTCGACAAGCTCACCACGTCAGTCAGCGGAGAAGTAATATCCTCATACAGGGGTCTCGCGCTGCCTTTAAAGCAGGACGAGTGGACGAAAGATACCATCCCGCAGGAGGGAGACAGGATTGTTTTAGACAAGGGGTCCTTCACAGAGTATGGCGAGGTAGTAGATAGGGTGCCCGGTAATTTAGGAACACATTTACTTTGGAAGTATGTCAGGAATTAACAACATAATCCATTCGGCTATTTCTGATTTCAAGAAAGAAATAGAGGATAAGGTTGAGCAGAATTGCAAGACGTTCTGTAGAAATATCCTGAAACAAGCGATACAAAACCGCGAGAATGCTCCCAAAAAACATAATTTCACAGGAAACTTCCTTAACGGAATTGTTGTTTGCCTGTATAAAAGCGGTAATCCTATTGCCGGATATTTCTCTTCCGACGAAACAAGGTCTGCAACTGTTGTTAAGATGACTTTCCCAAAAAAATATAGTTTCAAGAAAGATTACGAAGGAGTAAAAAGCCATTACAATCCTACGATTGAGACAGACGAGGGGCTTGGAGCTTACGATGCAAAAATGTTCTTTGCTTCATATAAGCCAGATGGGAATAATATGTTTGACATTATTGTCGCATATACGGCTGAATACTCTGAATTTATAGAGCAAAAGAGAAAGACTGCCGGTTTTATGCGAACACTGCAATATGCTGAACAGACAGGTATAAAATTCTTAATGATTTAGCATTATGCCGAATCCTACGATGTATAACATATTTAACTCGCTTGTTACAGCCGCCAAGACTACGGATGTGGCAAATATATTCCTATCTAACCGCCCCGATGTTACAAAGGAAATGACAGAGTTCGTTGTTATAGACCTACCAACAGAACAATACAGGGCGGTAAAGGGCAATGATGATTTCATCGTCAGGACAGACGGAGTGTTCTATATCGGCATGAAGGCAAAGTCGGACAACACCCCGAATATCAGCAAGCAAACTGCACTCGTTCAAAAGTTCTTAGACCTATTCCCCATCACGGACGACTACATTGTCGCTACAGAGCCTGCGGTTATTCTGAAAGGAAGCGACAAGAGTGGTTTTCAGATAACAACTATTTCATTTAACATCCGCACAAAAATAAATTCATACAAAATCTAAAATTAAAAGCTATGGCATTTAAGAGAAAAATTGATTTGCAGGGAGACGTCTTTCAAGGTATATCAAGCGTGTTCGCAGTTAAAAATGGTATAACAACTACCACCAATGCTGCAACAGTTGAAGACACTGACATAATTGAGTTCCCTGTTTCGGAAGAGTCCGGTTTCAACTTTGACACCGGGTCACCAAGCGTAAACCATTTTA